TGGCAAACAGTGGGGACACAGATCAACATCAGTAGGAGACTATATGCGAGTAGGCGGAGAGTTGTTCCGTGTAGCTGGCATGGGCTTTGAGAACGCTGATACAATCCAAACACGTCAAACTATATAAGGAGGACTTGACTATGACTATGTTAGTAACAGGCTATAAAAGCAAGAAGGAACTTAAGGCAGCGATTGGCTCTGCTCTACAGTATGAGGAGACCAGCATGTTTGGTCCTGAGTACAAGAGCACAGGTAGCTTTGTAGTAGCACACCGTCCGCTAGTAACAGGCTTACCAGGACGCGAGTTCTTTGCTAAGGTTACAATGCAAGACGATAAGATTGCTGCAGTTTCATAAAAAATAAAAAAAATCAAAAAAGAAAAAGGTCCTTCGGGGCCTTTTTTTATTTCTCACGGCTCGGGGGCACTCGGGGTTATATACGCAAAAATGGATTTGAGCTTAGTGGTCCTTAAGCCAAAAAAATGGGGTGAGTTAGAATCACCACCCAGAATCTGTAAGTACTTCCCTAGAAAAAAATACGCGGCAATTTTTTTGGGCTAAAAACCCATTTCGGATAAGTACTGTGTGAAGCACTTATCACTTAACCGTTTAATACGGGAAGTAGAACTCAACAACGATCGCAGACTTACTATAGCTGAAAAGCTAGACCTCATGCGTTGCATACAAATAATCAAACGTTGCCGTAGACTACGTAGACAACAGTATGAATCACTTGTTGATTATTTCACAAGACCTCCCGACTCAAGAGATCTCACTGTCCACGAGCAGTGGCAAAAGGTGATGACTATTATGAGTCAAGGTTTACACGACCGTGACGGCACAGTAGACGCACTATTGCGTAAACGTGTACTACAGTTCTAAAAGTTAATGTGCCAGTACTCAATAACAGGATCGCATGTACAGTCCGTGCTTTCACGTTCATATACGTAAACACCTACAACGATTAATAACACAAAGCTGATTACTAATAAACCACGTTCTGTAAACATAGTCTAAGTTTCTAATGCATTATACATTCTGCATTTGTACTCAACAGAATCCCAACGACTGTTCCTATCTCTAGGCATCTTTTCGTATTCTGCTTGTACTGCTAAACATGTGCTTTGCTTGTCGTACAGTTCTATACGTTGGCTTACACACTCTCCTGAATTACATACTGTTAGGGTCAATGCCCAGAGTATTTGTAACATACGCATATTTATGCTATTTTAAGGTGGTTTAATAAGGTTATGGATAATTATATACAATAGCAATGAGGAATCATTAATCATTTGCTAGTAGTGTGTACAGGCTTTGAACAGTTCTAACAAAAACATGGACCTTTGCTGTATAACAGTTAAATATATAAGAGAGACACTATGTATCAACTGTACACACTACGACTTAACTTTAACGAGCCAGCTGTCTATATTGAAAAGTTTGATAGGATGGTTTATACCAATGAACAGTATCAAGATGACATTACGTTTGCATGTTGTGTAGAGTTAGCTGCACGTGGGGTACATTGCACACAGAGTCAACACAACACACTTACGTTTGAGAACTCAAGGGACTACACATATGCTACGTTGTTCCTAAGTGACAGAACGGAATACACCGTAGAACACATCTAAAACCCTTTCTAAAGAGCCATTAAAACGGAATCCCCTATTTAAGACTATTTGCAGGGCTATGCTAGGGGTGTTGCGTACAGGTTAGACTAAAACACAAACTATATGTGTCGCGAGTACATGTGTACTGTAAATTTTTGCTAAACTGTTAGCTACCGCTAACACTTCGTGCTTTTTTCTGCGTTAACCGCTTCGCGGCTGTGAAACATCCGCCTGACGTAAATACAGTATCAGAACGGAATCATCATGACAGTACTTGTATTATTTTTAATGTTAACCATCAAACATGCCATATGCGATCTCTATCTACAGAGCTATTTGGATCAACACAGCAACAACAAAGGACAGTATCTAGGTGCTTGGAAACACTATCTTGAACACACCATAGGCACACTTGTTGTACTGATATTCTTTGTTGATTGGCCTTGGACCGCACTACTTGCATTTGCTGACGGCATAGCACATTGGCACATTGATTGGGCCAAGCATCGTACACTTAGATGGTATGAAAGTCGAACTGGAGTATCTATGGAACAACACAGTAGAAACAACTACTGGCTAGTACAAGCAGTAGATCAAATGTTGCACTTTGCAACCTACTTCATATTGTGTTTGATTGTGCTGGGACTCAACTGATCAGCTCGTTGTGTTTCTATGCTTAGATAACCTGACAGCCATTCTTTTTCATTTATAAAGTCTATGGTCTCGCCATTGAAGTGATCATACAAACGTTTGGCCAATAGATCGTGATTGTCTCGGCTCAAATGGTTTAGTCTTTGATCAGGAGTGTTAGGTTGAGCATACCATGCTTCACCATGTTCGTGTGTGATGAATTCGTTCTTGCTCACATGCTGTAGACATCCTACTATGTATCCACCCGTGACTGCTATAGGAAACTGCTGTGGTTGATCAAAGCCAGGTAGTATGTGTAGATGTATGTCATGATTGCTTAATGCCCAACGCATGGTATTGAGATATGCGTATACCATCTGTTGGCGTTGCCAGTCTTTTTCATCTGTGTGTATGTAGTTGATGTATGCTCGCATTGCATCGTTTTCTTTGGGTGTTATTATTTTCGCACCTACTAGATCATCAACTAGCCCAAAAGGATTGCTTACCCACGGCTTGTCTTTGAAGTACCAATAGCGACTGCTCTCTGTAGTTTGTACAATTATATGATCGCCTGGTTTGTATTGATCTATAAAGTAATTAAATCTTGATATGATCCATTCGTTTGATACACCAAATTCTCCTAGTGCTTTTAGCTCAAGTCCCATTAGTTCACTCAACTGTACTGACCATTGCCAGTCTACCCAAGTGTCGCTTCCTGATACTGCTGTACTAGGTATACTAAAACTATCTCCAAACACGTACAAACTAGGTGTATGATTCTGTAGTTCTATTGCCATTGTTATTCTCCTAGCACAGTATGCTGAATTGGTTCAGGGTTAAGTTGTTCTGTTTTCTGTGTAGCTACACTTAAATAATTCTGTAGATAGCCTGTGGTAAAGTCTAGGTCTTTGTCTTGATTGATGTGATCAAACAAGCGTTCACTGATAATTTTATGATTGTGTTGACTTAGATGATTGAGTCTTTGATCTGGTGTGTTAGGTCTAGAGTACCATTCTTCGCCTGCACGTTTATCAACAAACTCTCCTGAACTTACTGTTTGTAGTGTGCCGTTAATGGCTGGTCCTGCAATAGGAAAAAGATTAGGCAAACTAAAGCCAGGCAGTATAATTAGTTTAACACCTATGTTAGAGCATAGCCATTTTAGTGTGTTGAGGTATGCATAGTTTGCTTCGTGTCTAAGTTGGTCTTTGTCGTTGGTGTGCAGATGTTTCCAATACATTTTGATTGCTGTTTGTTGTTCTGTGCTGATGCCTTCATTACTCATATCATCACCGCTACCGACGTTACTTATAGAAGGATTATCTTCAAAGAACCAATAGCGTTGTGCTTCAGTTGTTTGTACAATCACAACGTCACCTGACTTAAACTCATGCAATCGTTGGGTTACCATAAGCAGTATCCAATCGTTTGAAGTGCCAAACTCTGCAATTGGTTGTAGATCCATTCCAAGGCGTTTAGCTAAACTAACATTCCACTGCCAGTCTGGAATAATAGGATTAGGTGTTCTATTCTTTGTAGGGCCAACCACACTAAAGCTATCGCCAAACACGTATAGGATAGGTGTATGATTCTTTAGTTCAATTGTCATCTTTTGTACATTACCTTTTGCCCAATAACTTTGGGGTGGGTATCGCCTTCAAGCATGCTAGGACTAATTTCTACTTGGGCACAACTTAGATACTCAACTTGTGCATCTCGTCCGTATGTTCTCTTTGCGTGATCCTGTACACCGTTTAGTAGTTTAGCTCCGAATTCATTGTAGAACTGTTCGCATTGGCTATAGCTGTGAAAAGTAATTTGCCAACTGTATAGATTTTCTTTTTGTGTTGGTTCTTCAGTAAAGAATAGTGTTGCTAGAAATATAAATGTCACTGCTTTCATGCTAATACTTATTCGTGTGTTTGTTGTACCAACTTGAAAAAGAATGTACTTTGTGTGTTCTACTTTGTATGTAGTCTGAACTGTTTTGATGTTTGACTACACCCTCACCTGCTACAATATCACCATCTCGATACCCTATAGCATGTTGTACAGTAACGTCTATATATTCTCCGTAGTTTGTACCGAGGGTCAAGAATGTAACCCATTTACCGTTCTTGCCTCTGAACACCCTACCATTGGCTATTACACCAGCGTAGGTTACATGCTCTAACCATTTTTGTTTGACCCCCATGCCTTTGGGGAATCCATTCTTCCACCACCCTGACTTTACTGTGAGACCCTTGCGGTAACCCTCGCACTGATACACCCAGGGCCTATATGATCCATGACAATGTTTTAAGTTAGCCCTCCAGAACTCTTCTGGGTTATGTGCTTTTTGATATGCTAATGCCCATATGAGTCTACCCAAATTAACAGCATGGGCTCTGCATAATCCAAACCCTGACAGTTCTTGTAGTGCGGCCATAGCTTCTGCTTTGCGTGGGTTGTTGCCCATACGCTCTACAAACTCAAGTATTTTTTCATCGTTCTTTTTTGCAAATGCTCTGCGATACATGTCTGCTTCATACATGTCTACGCCTATGATATTACTAATGATGTCAATAGCATCGTCTTCGAATACTACTGAATCCTGCACTACTTCTTGTGACCAGTCTTGGAACATGGCTGCTTTTTGTCTGCCACTCATTGCAACAGGACGTATCATTGCAGTTGCAAACACACAGTCATATACTGACTTAGGTTTGATTGCTCTGAATAGTCTACGCATTGCTGGTGATTCGCCTTGTGTTACTCCTAGTACATCTCCACGACTCAGTAAGTCGCTAGTGGCTTTGTCTTCTTTAGGATAGTGTCTTAGTTGTGTTACACCATCTATTTCTAACAGTTGACTCAAACCTCTATTGGCTAGGATGTCAACCTTTAGGTGTTCTAGATCTTCTACTTCGTATTTGTCTAATAGTATTTGATTGTCTTGTGATATTAGTGATTTTGGTAATTGCCTTGTAAACATTACTATGCCTCCACAATGTTTTGATATTGCTCTTTTCTTACCCATCAGTTTGCTTTCTATACGTTTGGCTTCTTTTGGGTCTACACCTACAGAATCGTAAGTGAAGTTACGAGGGAGGTTACCTGTGGCTCCGAGTCGCTTTGCAGCTTCTCGGCGGGCCGACTTTTCCTTATAGGTCACATAGTTGCTTAACCTTGCCGTCATGCCTGGCCATTTTTTGAATATGCGTTCCATTACTTCTAGTTGACGCCAATGTTCAAAGTCTATATCAACATCTGGCAGGTCGTCCCTAAAAGGGTTCATAAACCGTGCCACAGGTATACTCCATTCTATTGGGTCTACATCTGTTATTCCCAATAGGTAGCATACAAGACTACTACCAGCAGAGCCTCTAGTCATATGAGTAAGGTCTGTGGTTAAGTCTATGATGTCGCAGATTTGTATAAAGTAATCAGTGAAACGTTGATTAAGAATGAGCTCAAATTCTTCTACCAAGCGAGTTTGATATTTGTCTCCGGGTGGGATAGGCCTTTTAAATCTATCTAATAGCCTTTGTATGTTTTCTAAATCTGTTGCCATTTTAGCCTCTTGCGTGTCTTGTTATGCCTAATGCACTAGTTGTGCAAGAGTATTTATATTTTGGAAAATGCCAGCAACAGAAAAAAGATTATTATTCGTCTCCTAGATTATTTAGAAATTGTCTTAGTTTTGTGGAATCTGTTTCAGCTCTTATTTTTCCTACAGTATCTCCTTTGGTCGGATCTATATCTTCTTCATTAATTGGTTCAGATGCTGTAGTTCTTTTTAAACTGTCATAGATAGTAGACTTACGTTTGTTAAATTCTTGATAGTCGTCATCATCTGCTAGATCTCTAATACGCAAACTATCAATGTCAAATTCAAGATCAACTTTTGCACCAACACCGCTTGAACTTCTAGTCTTCATTAACTGTATTTGATAACGTCCACGCTCTCGCATTGCTCTACTTGTAAAGATACCAAACACGTTATCAGCAGTTTGTATTTTACTAAGTCCGCCACTAATATGTGAATGATCAAATTCAATTTCTTCTACTGCACCTCTGTTTAACTGTGCCGCAGTAACAAATACTGTTTGTAACTCCATTGCTAAGTTACGTAGTTCTTCTGACACAAACTTATCTTTAATAAACAAGTTCTCTGCACTAACCTTTGCACCATTAGGCATAAGCAAGTCTAAATAATCAATTAACAATACATCAACCTTACGTCCTGTTTTAATTTCATACTCTTTAATATAACTTCTTATATCATTAGGAGTCTTACCGCTAGGCATATACTTAACTTGGAATGCTCCTGACTTCTTACCAATCATTTTTACTTTCATTTCAACATCATCAATATTCTTAAATATTTCACGTGTTGGAATATCAGTGATCATACTATCTACTCTCATACTAACTAAGTTTTCTGAAAGCTCTAATGTAAGATATAATACATTCATTCCTTTTTGTGCAAAGTTTACACCTAAGTTAGCCAAGAACAAACTCTTACCTGCACCCGAACCACCTGCAAATATATTAAGCTCGCCTCTGT